GATCTTAAAAGCAATCTCTTGCATATGACCCATATCTGTAGCAAGTGTTGTAGCTACATCGGTAGTCTTAGTACGAGTACCGAAGTTAACAACAAGACCATCCTTATTAAGCCATGAACCTTTACGTGCCATGTGTGTTTCCTCCTATTAGACTTGATCTGTGTCAGAAAGAACAACAACAAGGTTTTCTGGACGATAAACCTTTAGGCCGTAACGAGCAGTCGTAACATACTCCTCACGTTGGTAATCTTTATTGTACTCACCATCTACCTTGGGCATCTGCCGCCAAGCGCCTACGAAAGGTAGGATCTCTGGTGAAGAAGCTGAGTAGAAGATATTGCACTTACCAACACTTGAAGTGACACTGTTGATTGTTTCAGAACCAGTCGTGCCTGCATCAGCAAGGAAGTTTGTTACATATACGTCGAAGCCATAGATGTTCTTTGTGAAGCGAGCATCACCACCAATACCTGACGTTACAATACCTTCCCAACGTGGGTTGTTAGAAATGTTAGTTAGGTTTGTAATGGTATTCATTGCATACTCTACTGAAGGATCAACGAAAGCAATGAGGCTAGTACCGGGAACATTGGCCTTCTTAAGTGAATAGAGAGCCTTTGCAAAGTCCTGTACTGACATTACTTCGTTAGTACCCTTAGCCACCCAACGGTGATCTGCACCGTTGATCTGGTTTAGACTTGAGACTGTCTGACCACCTGAAGCACCGGCAGCGCCTAGTGCAAAGATATCAGTCTCTAGCTTTTCTTTAAGAGCACGTAACTGAGTAGGTAGGAAAGCTGCTTCTAGTTGTGAAGCATAGAAAAGATCTTGCCGTGCCTTTTCAGTAATGTAGTTACCAGCCTGTACATACTCTGTAATACTGAACTGGAACTTACCAGTATCTAGTGCATCGTACACTACTGGTGCATTCTCTGAATAGCCACGGACCTGTCCTTCACCGATAGAAGGAATTGTGAAGGTGTCACCATCGGGGAATTCTGTTAGCCAGCGTACATACTGTTCAGCCATTAGATTTTCTTGGAGAACAGTCTTTAGACCAGCAGACCAGATTTCTGACCGAAGAAGAACACCACTATTTGCTGTAGTTTGTGCCATTGTTTATCTCCGTCATTAATTAAGTTTAACTATATAAAATTTTACGTAGTGCATCCTGTCCATAAGTTTCACCAAACTTATATAATTCCTGTTGAGTTCGAGGATTCCAAAAGGTTTTAGAATTCTCTCTCTTAAGTTTTATAAAATAGGCTTCTTGATTGTCACCGGGATTAAGTGATCCCAAAGCCTCAGTATTAGTAGAACTTAGTGAGGTAGCACTTTGTGTACCGACATTTTTCTTTTGTGGATTAATAAGCTGCTTATAAGCTACAGGTGAAGTTTCAGCAAGCGTACTAAGCCAATCCTTAGATACTCCTAAATCTTTTGCAAGTCCTTCTAAGAATTGTTCTGCCTTTGTCTTATCCTGTGCGAATAGTTCAGATACAAAGTTATTTGCGGCTTCCCTATTACTACGTCGCTTATTAGCTGCTTCCCGCTCATTCATAGCGGTTTCCAACAGTTTCTTAATCTCATCTGATTGTAAGCTGGACTGATTACCACTAACATCATCCGAGGTGGTTTCGGCTTTATTGTTCATCTTATCTAGTAGGTCTTGTAGTGTTGCGCCTTCTTGTGCTTTCTTTTGGAAGGTCTCTAGTTCTTTTCTTAGAGCATCCTTTTCCATCTGAAGCTGGTCAATAAAGCGGTCACTCTCTTTCTTACCTTTTGCTAGATCTTCTACGGTCTTGAACTTCTTGCCTTCACCTACATACTCATTCAATACAGGGTCATCCATATGGGTCTCCTATGGTAAAATACGAAATATTTCTTGTAACGCTCTTTGATATCCCTCAAAGTAATAACGTCTTTCTATAATATTTGGTTTGTCAAAATCTTGTGGCTTTAATGAAGCCTTATCAAATTCATGCTTTAAAATTGTTTTAAGTAATCTAAATTGAATTGTAGAGTTTAATAAAACCTCACGAGTTTTAATTTTATCTTCATCTGAATTATCTTCAGAAAACCACCGAGAATCTAATCCTTTGTTACTATGAGTTAAATCTTCTACATTATGCTTGAGCATTATCTTGTGCCTCTTGCTCTGCGGCTAGTTGGTCAACTTGAATCTTCTGTGAAGATGTTTGTTGTTGTTGTAGTTCCATCTGTTCAGCTATACGAATGTTCTGCTGTACAAGTCCAAACTTTCCTATATCAAGTAGTTGCTCAAAAGTTTTAGCAAGCTTTAATCCTGATATATGAGCTTGTACAAGAGGATCTTGATAGGCTGCTGAATTAACAAAACCCATAATATTTTGGGCTAGTTGGTTCTGTCTAGCATAGTGCCTAGCTCCCATAGGAACTAAACGTCCTTTAGATTGAAGATCCTTCTGGGTTATGTTCATAAACTCTGTAACGCCATAATCTTCATCTAGGATAGAAACTAGTTCTGTAATTTCTAAATTACGTCTAGCTTGTTCTAGCATTTGATTAAGGATAGGTTCAATGAACTGTGTTTCAAACCAAGTAATCTTAGATTGAAAGATTCTACCGGCAGCATTATCTAATGATTGTACTTCAAAAGCAGTTTTTTCTCCGGGTGTTCTTATACCCATAGCTTGCTTTGGGGCACCTGCCATTTCTTCCATAATGTTTAATGTATTCTGAATCTGAAGATCAGCATTAAGTGCAATAGTATCTGGATGTAAAGTTTCTACCGTAGCATCCGTATCACAATTAATTTGTTCACCCGGACCCCAAGTAAAGTCTTCTACATAACCACGTTTAATAACTACTGGGTGTGCAATCTGATCGAATACGTCAGCCTTAAGATTTTCTAGATGGTCAATGCGATATTGCATACCAACTAGATTATCTAATGGTCCCATGCCCATTAGGTTATCTGATCTTAGTCTCCAAGCAACGTGTTCCTTACTAGAACAACCTAACCAAGATTCAAAAGGTTCTTGGTATACAATAGTTTTACGATCAATAACTATAATTTTATGACCAGTTAAAAGGGTTTGCTTTATTGGATCAAATAAGTCACCTTCAAATTCTAGTATTTCAATCTGAGAAGAAGCTAAGTAATCTACGAAAGAAGAAAATCCATCTATACTTACACCAGCTTGCTTATTAACATCATCTGCTTGTAAATTTTGTACAACAGTTCTACGTTCTACTGCTATATCAAAAGCTTTTTGTGCCCAAGGAATTGTTTGGGCTTTCTGTTTTAGTGTACCTAAACTAATAAGAGAACGAGTAATCTTAGGTGTGTGTTTGAACGTCATTGCTGTAATATCAAACACAATATCTAAAGGAGATATCCTATAACAAATAGGACCATGATATACTGCAAATCTACCTATATCTTTTCGTTCATGATCTACAGTTAGATAATTAACTTCAGCGAATGCGTTACCATAATCTATATAATCGTAAACTAATCTAGACATAGTTTCATAGAAACCCGATCTAGTTAGCTTATTCTTCATATAAGCTTTTATATAATTAGTTTTTTCTGCTGTAGCTTCTTCTAATGTAGCTGGTTCCCACACAAACCAATCATCGTGTGGAAACAAAGCACTCATATAATTAGCGTGTAAATTGTCACGTATTTGTGTTAGCTTTGGTGTTGTAGTTGAATTCTTCCAAGGTAATTTCTTATTGCTAGTTTTAGTTGTATCAGTAGCAACAAGATATTCACGTAGTTCTTTCTTATCATTTTCCCATGTAGATCTACTAGCTTTCCATGAAACCCATAAATTAACTATATTTGTAGCTAATACATCAGCCTTTAATAAAGACTGTACATCAACTGTTATTCTAGGATCGTGAGCCATATTATCTTGCTACTCCTCCAAAACGGGAATGAGTTGTTATAGATGTTATAACATCTTTCTTTTGATTCTTTGGAACTATCATTATAGCTACAGCATTTGCTAAAGCATCTTTAATGTCATCGTGCTTTGGACGTTTAGAACGTAGTTCTATTTCTAGTTCTTCACACATACCACTACGGTAGTGCCAAATATTTAAATTTTCATAACGTGGTTTTAATATAGCATCAATACGTTCTTCTTTAGTTCCTTGTTGTTTCATAGGTCTAAACTTATCTATTGACAAAGCTATACCATTTTCACGAATACGATCTTTTAAATCTTCTACGATTGCTTCTTGGGCTACCGTTACTTCTGCTCGTATTTTACGAAAGCCCCATTTAGCATATGCTGCATAAATGTGCTCATAGTATTGAGTAATCTTATTTGTCTTGAACCTGTCAATATCAAGAACGTATATGTTACCTTCGCTGTCAACGCCAATAATAACTAAAGCTGTAAAGTCAGCACCAGCGTTCAAAGAGAACGCAAAGTCAATAGAAGCAAATATATTAATTGCACGTCCACGAACAAACCATTTACCATTAGATTGTTCAACGTGGGCTTTATCATAGTATTGAAAGTAATCAGAGGATATTACCTCGTTCTCTGAATTACTTGGATCATTATAATACTGTGCTCTAAACTGATCTTTGTCAAGGTACTGTGCTCTCTTAGTAGCTAGTATCTCTTGATTGAAACCAAACCAACGTCCATCAGAACGCTGTAGTCTAGGCCAAAGATAATCACCTGTACCATCTCCCCTATCTTCTACTTCACGTTGTAGTATCTCATAAATAGGTTCTTTAGATATTACATTACCTGTTTCATCATAAAGTTCTTGAAGCATCTCTAACATATTTCCATAAAGATCATCAAGATGATACCGAGTTCCTACAACCCATTCACGAGCATCTGTAGTTTCAATAGATGCTAGGAGTGAGTATTGTTCTTTGACTTTTTCCCTGCCTTCTTTTGTGTACGCATTTTCTTGAACAACCACGTCATCAAGAACAGCAATGTTACAATGAAGGCCAGTGATAGAAGTGGTAAGACCAGCAGTAAAGATAGTCGGATCTCTAACACCTTCGCGTTTCCTTATAGGGTGATCTACTTCGATTTCAGAATTAGTCCACTTAGCTCTCTTACCTTCGTCTTGATTAACCATCTCAGGCCAATACCTAATATATTTAGGCGAGGTAAGTATATCTTTAATGAACTTAAGTTGTTTCTCGGCAAGATTTGCAGTACTCGAAATATAAAGTACCGTTGTAGATGGGTTGCGCGTAATCTCCCACGCCACCCTATATGCCACCATTGCCGACTTTTGATGGTCCCGGGGATACAATAAAAGCTGATGTTTCTTAGCTTCATCTCTAGTCCACCATCTAATTACATCTTCATGGCATTTACTTAGAACTCTATGTGGAGCTATTAAACGAATAAAAGTAAGTAAGTCTGCTTCGGCTGCTTCTTTAATTTGGTCAATTGTAGATTTAATTTTAGACACAATTAATATAATTCTACTACACTAATACGTCCAGCTACAGTATCTTGTATATATTGAATAGCAACTTGATCTTCGTCAACAGAATAAATTGCTGTACCTTTTGGAAAAAAGAATCCTGTAGAATTACTTACAGCTTGTCCTGCTGCTCCTATCTTTAACCAGCAATCTACATTAGATGCTATTTCAATAATCTTTGCACTAGTAGGTAAACTACTTTCAGCACTTGAACTTGTGACAGCAGCATTTACAATAGTGCCTATACGTAAAGCTAGAATTGGATTGCCATTTGAATCTAAATGAAATGCTATAGGTGCAGTTGCCATTAGTGCCTCTTTGTTCTAAATAAAGTAATAAAGTATCGTCTTAATTGTTTAAATAAACCTGTACCAGCTACACTAAAATTAATAACTGAAGCACCACTAAATACAATTCCACCATTAGCTACAACAGTACGTTTACTTTCTCTACTACTATAAATAGCTGTACCGCCAAATTGTAATCCACCAGTAGTAGTTCTTATGACTGCTCTAGCTGATGGGCTACTACCATTAAATATAATACCACCTGTAGCTGTATAATAATAAGTTTGTAGTCCACTAGTAATTACATTTGCCGCTCCTGCAAAAGTTAAACCACCTTGACTAACATATGCTTTATATCTAAGTTGAGATGCAACACCAGATAAAGAAAATCCTCCTGTTGCAGTTCTTGTTACGTTTCTACTTTGGGTAGATGTTCCTCCAAAAGTTAATCCACCTGAAGTAGATTTATTTATTATTCTAACTTGTGGACTAGTACCACTAAAAGTTAATCCACCTGTAGCTGTAATAGATTTTTTTCTTAATTGTTCTGCTGTGCCACCTAATACAAATCCACCTGTAGCACTATAAGAATAAGTTTGTCCACCACCATATGTAGAAGTATCAAGTATAATACTATCAAAGATTGCAGGATCAAATAGAGCATTTACAACAGTTAGTGTAACGGTACTAGATGTTGTTGTTCCGTTT